GTTTTAGACCTCACACAATATAAGCGTCTCGAAAACGCGAAAGTTTCAAACACGGTGATGGAAAAAATCGTACTCTCCGTGAATAAGCGCATCCAAGAGATGACCGGACTTTGCACATATATTATAGACACACACGAAGTACGCAAATACAAACACGAGAAGACGGGTGACGAAGTGTACAGGTGTCGATTCATGGTATTGAAACACGGTGGTTTCCCATACGCATTCGCGGTGTCCTCGGACGTCCGGATCATGAACGACCCAGACCGCGTCAATTGGAACGATATCAACATGCAAGCCACTCTTCGCACGATGGGTATTTCTCAGAGTGATGTCGACAAGACGCTCATAGACGTTCCAATCGAATTTGTCGACGAAGAAACCGGTAAAGTTGACGTGACAAAGCTCATCATCGCGAAATACATGAAAGACGTGAGTCAATCGAACCCAGTCATCGTCGTGATTTCGCTTCGCACACAACCCCTAGACACCGAAAAGCCAACAGACACAAAGATGTTCACGACAGACCTCGATATCAAAGAATTCCAAAAGTACGACGAAGTCAGGCAACACGAATTACACTACGTAAAGAACACGTCACTCATAGAGAAGAAGGTCCCAACGGCCGAGGAGATGTACGGTCGCCCAAATATCCTCGAAAATAATTAATTCGTATAACTTAATGATCAGTGTGGATGAAATAAATAAAATAACTGACAAGCGTAACAAATTACGCAAAGAAACCTACATCAAAATATACGAACAGATATCTAAAAAAATACGACAAACCGTTGAATTCGGAAATAAACATTTATTCATCATGATTCCATCTTTTGTCGTGGGGTATCCAGCGTTCGATAGACTTAAGGCGGCGCATTACATAAAACGCCAACTCGATCTAGGTGGGTTTCAGACCAAGTTTGTGGGCGACCACGAAATATACATTACATGGTCAAAGAAAAAGAAGACGAAACACAAAGAGGAACCCGTGGAAGAATTTGGGGACTTTCCATCCTTCGTTAATTTGAAAAAGGTTGCAAATAAATACAGGGGGAATGCGGGAAAAGGCTAGTAAAAAAATTTCACTCTATCATAAATGGATAACTTGAGTGTGCTCACGGAAGCGAAACGCGAGTACATTGGGCAATTGTGCCATTTGATGTGTCCAGTTATGATCGAGACGTTCGACAAATTATATGAAGAATCGTACACTATGTCCAAGGGTCGAAAGGTGCTCATCATGTACCAAAAACTTTTGAAGGAAGTGCCCAATTGGTCCGACGCCATGTCGAAACAGCACACGGATAACATCGCGAACAGGTGTGCGTGGTTTAACGACTTACTCGCCGCGGTATTCGTGAGTTGTGTAAAAATTCTGTCTTCGGTGCGTCTCGGTAAAGACAATAAGAAGATATCATTGAAATTGCCATCCAATGAAGTATTCATTCAAACGTGTTACAATAACGTAGCTAAGGACTTGTATAAAGATCCATACATTTTCAGTGAAAGTCAGAACGAACACGCGAGAAACGATAAATTGTTTGACCGATTCTCGGTGGTGATCGAAGCGTCTGTGCGAGAACTCATCCCAGTTCAACAAATTCTTCAAACCTACATGAACAACGAAAAGGAAGATATCGACGTGGGTGGAGAGGGCGATGAGGATACCGAAGACCCCGAATTTGTTGACGAATATCCATCGGAACCACAACCCGAAGAGGCCGAGCCCATGGCTGAGCCCATGGCTGAGCCCATGGCTGAGCCCATGGCTGAGCCCATGGAAGACACACAGCCCCCAGAACAAGAATCGTCCCCATTCGACAACGAGTTTAGAACGGTAAACACGGCTGGTGGTGCACCACAAGAAATGATGGAGGAACAAGTCGAAGATGAAGACGAAGAACCCGTGTTATTCCCAGACGCATCGGATGCGCCCGTAAAAAAAGTTGGCTATAGTTAAATGGAGTTTGAAGACTATCTCAGAGATCCAGCTTGGGCGGCGATCATCGCCGGTATCATTACCGCGGGGTACATTCACGCGAAAGCGAAGCTTAACAACGAAGGTAAACTTCCAACGAGTGCTTATTCTAAACCAGCATTCTTAAACGCGATTCTCGTATTTTTTATTGTATCTAACGGAATAGGGGGTAAAGAAACCATATCTACTGAACCATTTGCTTAAAGATAACAGTGTTATCTATCACAGTAAACATGACGTCTGTGACTGCTTTCAATGATATGATGGGCCAATTTCTTGCGGAACTTCACAAGACGTTTCCAGAAGAAAAGGGTATCAAGAAGTGTATGTCTGGCTTTGAAATCATGCGAACGTCTAATCCACGTCTCGTCATCGATGGATTCATGACCAGTGTTACACCGTTTGCGGACAAGATTTCGGCCAAGGATGAGACGTTTTTCCTCACTGAAGCGAAGAACCTCGAGTTTTTGAAGGATGTGAAACTCGAAGAAAAGTGGGCCTCGGTCTCCACCAAAACTAAGGACGCTATTTGGCAATACGTGCAAACGCTATACATGCTCGGAACTACCATCAGTTCTATCCCAGCAGACACACTTTCTATGATTGAAAAGGTCGCCAAGGAATGTGCCGATAAGCTGGAGGGTGATGGTGGTGGAATCGATGAAGCCGCTCTCATGAAAACTATGCAGGGTATGCTAGGTGGTATGTTGAAAAAATAAAACTAATATATATTAAATGAGCTCTTGGTTTCAAGACCCAAAACAACTCGTTGATGATAAGAAGGTTCTCGAATTTTGGCCCACAAATGTTCAATCCTCAGCAGACCGCGTGAACGCTGGTTCGAGATTCATCATATATGCGGCGTCCGTGCACTATCTCATTAAGCGCGACGTCCGCATATTCGTTCTTGCTGCGACTGCATTAGGCGTTCTTTATGTAATGGAAAGATCTGGTATGGTTAAGGAAGGTGTACCAAGAGGCGTCGAATATTATGAGAATATCGGGGATGCGTGTCAGCGCCCATCCCGTGACAACCCAATGGCGAATGTATTGATGGGAGACGACCCAAATCGCAATCAAGCGTGTTCTTATCCAAGTGTTCGCGCCGATGCTGATGCGTTCGTCGTCGGAGAAACACCATTTGGGCCAGCGAGATCCCGTTCCGCGCTTCCTAAATACCAACAAAACGCGTTATCGAGACAGTTCGTGACCGCTCCCGTATCTACGGTCGGGGGAGACCAAACTGGATTCGCGGAGTGGCTTTATGGAAAGAAGGGTGCCCCCATGTGTAAATCCGATGGTAGTGTGTGTAACCCAAATGCACGTGGCACCCAACTCGAAGCTTTCGCGGGTCTTCAGCCAAATGGTGATAGGCGGTAAATAAATCTTTTGTAATAGTAAAATGGCTTACCAATTGCAGCCAGGTCTTAAGTTAGTCCAGAACCCAGCCGTTCCAGTGAACTGTGCGACAGAAGAAGTATTCGTGTATCCCCAGCCCAGTACTCTCAACTATGGTTCGCAAAGACCAAACACTATGTTGTATGGTACGGCGCCATTCATGGCGGGTAAGGGTGCTCCATCAGAATACATCGAAACGAGCGATCAACTCCGACCGCAATCAACCTCTCGATTCAACAAAGTTCTCGCGAAAACGTACGAACAAAACTTGTTCCCTCTTCAAAACATGGAGTGTAAATTGCCTCTTAGAACCATTTCATATGAACCATTGAGTACGCGTTCCGAAGTACAAAATGGAATGTTTAACCAAAGATACTTAAATAAAAATATCAATAAGAAATAAGAATGGCCGATCCCATATCTGTCGCAGCTATAGCAGGTCTTGTATACGCCGGACGAAAATTGAGTCAGCCACGGACAGAGATGTACTCCCCAGACCGCCAAGCCATGGATTTACCTGTGTCACCAAAAGTCGAGCTTGTGAAGGAACGACCCATTGAAAATTTACAAATCGATAAGGCGGTTGCATCCAATTTCGGTGACATCGCACCTCAAATGCGAACGAGTGGCGCAGAGGTTCTTGAGATGCGAAACCGAATGAATGACTATAACCGAATGAATAACATATCTCCCGTCGAGAAGCGCCTCGTTGGTCCAGGTTTGGGTGTGGACCCATCCGTTCCATCGTATGGTGGTTTCCAACAGTTGTTGCGTGTGAACCCAGAGAATGTCGGTGCCTACAAGCTCACGACACTCCCAGGTAGATCGGGTCCAGCGCAGGACACGAAAGGCGGTCGTCGTGGTATAGTGGGCAAGGTCGCACACAACCGCCCAGAGAAAACAGCGTATCTTCCAGAGCGTCTTCCAATGACGCTCGGGCGTTCGCAAGGATTTTCTGGTAGAACTCCACGTGGTGAACACGAACGAACAAAGCGCACGACCAACCGCGCCGAAACTGGTCTCAGAACTGACACACTGAGTGTGGCGCCCGCGAAGAGATTCATTTCCGCGAATACGATGTCTCAGGACCCAACTAGAAATAAGAAGGATGGGAATATTGAACAATATCAATACAGAAACCAACCACAGCCCGGTATTCATAGTTATGCACACGGATATCTCGAATCGCCAGAGGTTTCTATCGGGCAACGTGGGGCGTACACCACGGAAGAACTTCAGAAATATGGTTTCAGGCCAGATGAACGTCGTGGTAAAGCTAACCGCGCTTCGAACCCGGGTCGTATGAATGTTCGAGCGAATGCACTCAACCAAGGTGGTATGCTTACGTCTGCGCGATCGGACACAACTCGTGTTGATGGTCGCGTGAACCCAATGGGTGCCGGATGGACGCAACAATACACGAACACGTCGTATCACGACCTCAATACATACAAGGGTAACCAAAACCCACAAGCTTCTCAGGCGAGTCTCAGTGTCGCAAAACGTCAACTATTGAATAACCCATACGCACACCATTTGTGCTAAAAACATCAAATTATA